CCGGTCGCCAGTAGTGGCAGCGCGATTTTGTTCACCTGACTTCATCTCGCCCCACAGGTGTGGCCGGGGCTGACCTCCCAGCGTGAGCCGGGTAATCGTTTATGGCGCGGGTTGTTAAAGAGCATCGGGTCTCTTGAGGCCCTTCGCAGTGGCTGTGTGTCGCTGCGATGGGTAAAATATAGGTACTCCCATATTTTGTGTCAATGGGTATTCCCATAAAATTTGATTCTCCCGTATTTCTGGTCGCAAAAAAGCCCGCGCTTGGCGGGCTTCAGATGAAGCTCGTGCGATCTACACCGCCTGCTGTTCCAAGTCAGAGCCACAGTATCGACACTTCTTGGCGGCGGCCTTGATGGTCTCCGCGCAGAACGGGCATTCCTTGTTCGCGGCAGCGGCAGCAAGATCCTCGGCGTAAGTTGTGGTCTCGACCGGACGGGCAGTGTGGATGGCGGGCTTGTCGAGTGCCCAAATGAAAGCCGCAACCCAGCCGATAAAAGTCCAGCCGGCGAGGAGGTTTAGCGCGAAGATCGGCGTGGCCTTGGGGTGTTCACCAACAGCGCAAATTGTCGGGTAGAAATACAGCGCGATCGCGCTCGGAAAGAAAACGATACTTGCGACCATTGCAAAACCGTTGGTTCCGCTCCCAATCAGGTAACTGGCCAGGCAAACAATCCCGAGCAGTATCAGGCCTACGATCTTCATTGGATCCCTCCATCAATTGAGATGTGATTTTACCATTCGTGGCGGTGTGCCACCATCTGCTGCGCCGTCAGTCGCCGACATCGAACCGCCACGTAACGTGCGGCCTCTACCGACTCACAGACCATTAGGTGAATCGCCATGAGAGTTGAAGAGAAACAAAGAGCACTGTCTGCTTGGCGCAAGCTGCTGGAAGAGCCCGAGCTCAGGATGGATGCCGAAGAGCAGTACGATGAGTTGCTCAAAATGGCAGACGCCATGGAGCAAGATGGCTTGATCACAGCAGGTGAGTGGCGTCAGCTTGTAAGAGAGGCTGGTACGAGGTTCGCTCAAGCGACTGAAGGGCTCGAGGGCGGAACGTAGGAGGGCAGCACGGAATGAAAAAGCCCGGCGCTGGGCCGGGCACTTCATTTGCCGGATTTAGTAGCTGGCGGAGTAGCTGACTTCGACGCAGCCTCTTTTTGTTGAGCTTGAATCTGCTCAAGGAGTGCTTTTGTCTGCTGAGATTGCTGCTTGGCTGCTTCGACTAGTTGAGAGGTTTCCCGCCCTGTGTCAAAACTGGCGACGCCAAAGCTGAGCATCGCAGCCATGATGCCCCCCACACCCAAAATCGTCGCCCCTGCGGCCCCCCATACGGCACTTTTGACGTTTTTCAGGCTGCTCAGATCAGCATGCAGAGCTTTCAATTCGCCTTTCGATTCGACAGAATCTAGGCGAATTTCAGACATGGCATCTTTCACGGTCTGTTCGAAGCTTTTTAAGCGCGCGTCCACCTTGAGATCCTGGTTCTCAAGGTGTGCCTTCAGCTCTTCGCGATTCATGTCGGTCATGAGTTCAGTATGATCCTTGACTTCATTTTCGACTACCTGCTTTTCCGTAAGCTTTGGTAAGACTCTAGCAATAGAACTCGTTAGCGACCCAGAAATTGTCGAGGTAGTGGGGTACCCTGCCTGAGAAAGCACAAAATCGACCAGCGCTCTGTTCGTTTCGCTTTCTCGAGGTGTGATTACCGAAACCGTACTTTCCTGCATTTTGGGTCACTCGCTTTTTATTTGCTCAAGACCCTTCAGTGTCTGCTCCAAGCCAGCGGCAAGGTTTTTTGCGGTGGCTATCGAGAGAGTGAGATTTGCAAATTCCAATCGATAGGTTGAAAGCGCTTCTGTGGGCACCAACGGAATAAGGTTTTCGGGGTTTGCAGCGGAAGCAACCAAGACCTCGTGGGTGATATCCATCTCATCGCGTGAAAATGTCAAAGATATTTTGGCACCTCCGTCGCTGGAGTTCATCAGGCCTATATTCACACTCTCGACGGGTTCGCGAATAAAGTTAGGTGCCTTCTTGTGCTCTATCCTATGCCCCGCCACTGGAGGCTTCATTTCTGCCATCTTCTTACTCCTTGTCTGAAAGTGCCTTTTTATGAAAACGTTGCTGTGGCGTGCAGCTGGTGCGAAGGTACCTGAGTGCTATCTCGAATACATCGCCCACCAGAAGACATGCCCGAGAATCGATATCTGCTGCTCTTGGATCTGCTGGAACGTGTAGTCCTCGTCCGGATGCTCATCACGGTTGAAACTGCGTAGGCGTAGCCCGGTAGGGGTCCGATAAACCTGCTTCACGCGAAGCTGCCCGTTGTGGTTGATGGCGTACATTTCGCCGTCAACGATATCGCTCAGGGAGTTTTTTCCCACGTTCACGCCGACCGTGGCGCCGTCGCGCAGCACGGGCATCATGCTGTTCCCGCCGACCTTCACACACTTCGCGTTGCTGAACTGAACGCCGTTGTGGCGCAGGTCTTTCTTGAAGAAGCGCAGCCGCGAGCTGTCGCATTCCTCGATCGCAAACTTTCCGGATCCGGCTGCCAGCTCCACTTCATGGAGGAAAGGGACATAGACTTCGTCATCATCAAGTGGGGTTTCGTCATCCCAGGTTTCGATGGTGCCAAGTTTCACGCTGGGCTGGATGCGTTCAGCCTGATGATCAGGTACACCCTTGAGCATGTCGCCGACACCTTCAACCAGCCACATAGGGGACACGCCACATACAGAGGCGATCTGAGCTGCGAAGGCTGTAGCCTTCGATTTTCCCCTCTCCAAATCGGAGATCGAGGTCTGCGTGAGTCCGGCACGCTCAGCTAGCTCAGTCTGATTGAGCTTGGCGTGGCGGCGGGCGGTTTTAAGGCGGTCTTTGAATTCCATCCGTGGAGTATTACGGGCGCTCCCATACTCTTGCAAATCGGTATTCCCATAACCTACTATATGGGTATTCCCGTATGGAGGGGCATCATGAACGCAATTTACAAGGGCCTCGTTGACTACTTCGGCACCCAGGAGGCCACTGCCGAAAAGCTCAAGGTTGATCAAAGCACCGTTTCCGGCTGGGTTCGGGGGAAGCACGGCATGTCTCCGGTTATTGCCAAACGAGCGGAGGCGCTGACCGAAGGTGCTTTCAAAAAAGAAAACCTGTGCCCGTCGTTTCCTTGGGCCGAGATGGCCGCCTAAGCGACATCCCTGTCCGCCAATCCGTTGAAGCCAGATTAGAAGAGAGCATTCCCCATGGAAACGTCCAGTCCAAGACACACCGCACAAACTCGTGATCAGGTTCTGATCGCGCACGCTCAAAACCAGATCGCCCGCACTGCCTTGAGCCAAGACGATTTCGCCCAAGCGTTGAGCCGGGAGATCTGCCTACGAGTTCCGGCTGCGAAAGTTGTGCAGGCAAAGGTCCCGGACTTTGATGATCTGGCGCGCCTGAACGACGTTGGCGAATTCGTGAAGGCAACAGGCCGCTGGCTGAAGCGTGTGCAGCGCTGGCTGTCCGGTGATCAGGAAATGCCGTCGTGGTTGGAAGAGTCTTGGGTGAATGCCCTGGAGCCTGAGTATCGCGACCACTGCATCAACGAGCTGGCCGGTCGCCACGGGCTTACTGGTGCCCGCCAGATGCAGAGCGACCAATGCGCCAATAAAAGCTTCGGTGCGCTGATTCGCGCTCTGGGCGATGTGATCGATACCGGCAGCGAAGTCTTTGATGACCAGGTGATGTGCGAAGAGGACTTGCCGCACCTGCCGGCGTTCGCCCAGCAATGCCGTCAGGTCGAGGCCCGGGCGGGGGAATTGGGCCGGAAGGCTGAGACCTTGATGGAAAAACACAAACCGAATTTGAAGCTTGCCTGAATCGCAGGCACAAAAAAGCCGGGATTGCGCCCCGGCTAATTCATACAACTTGATGAGGCCGATTATGCATAGCCAACCTACTTCAAGCAATACCCCCAACAGTGTCGCGACACGTTTTTCGAGTTCTGAAAACGTGTCGCGTGAAAAAATGAGCAGCTTCGACTTGCTCGATTTGGTCAACGCCGCGCGCAAAGAGTTTGGCGAAAGCGAGGTTCGCCGCAATGATTTCACCGCGCGGTGCCGCGACGAACTGGACGGCGAATACTACGAAACTTTCGTAGTAAGGAATCAGCGCGGCCCAGCCTCTGAGGCATTGATGCTGACCAAGGATCAGTGCCTTCTGATCTCAATGCGGGAATCGAAAGCAGTTCGCCGCTCGGTCGTTTCCAAGATCAATTCCCTGTCTCAGCCCCGCGAACTCTCCCGCATGGACCTCATCCAGATCGCCTTCGAGGCTGAGCAGCAGCGCCTGCAACTGACGATTCAGGTCGAGGCCCAGGCCTCGAAAATCCACTTCATGGAGAACCTGTTCAAGGAGGGGATGACTCACACCCAATTCTGCAAGGGCCTCAATGGGGTCAACGTCATGCAGGTGGGCAAGTTCCTTGAAGGTCGCAGCTGGCTCTACAACGAGAGCAAGTCCGGCCTGCGCTTCCGTGTGGCCTCTTACGCCCGCGACAAGTACATGACCGAGCATCAGCACGAAGTCACTCCCCACGGCAAAGAGCCGTTCGTTTCCTTCACGCCGGTCCTGCTGAAGAAGGGCGCCGTGCGCCTCTACGACCTGTACCTGGCCGGCGAGCTGCCCATGAAGAAGAACTGGAACGGGCTGTTCACGCACGATAAAGCACTCAAGGGGGCCGCATGATGGCCAGATCCAGAAATATCAAACCGGGGTTCTTCTCGAACGAACACCTGGCTGAAGTAGATTTTGCAACGCGCCTCCTGTTTATCGGCATGTGGACCGAGGCTGATCGGGAAGGGCGCCTGGAAGATCGCCCGCGCCGTCTGAAAATGGCCCTGTTCCCGGCAGACAATGTCGACATCGAAAAGATGCTCGCCGACCTGGATCATTTGGGGTTCATCACGCGGTACACCGTCGGATCATTCAAGGCCATCCAGATCGTGAACTGGTCGAAGCACCAGAACCCACACGTCAAGGAAGCCAAGAGTGTCATCCCTGAAATGCCCGGTTTAGACGCTTCAGAGGAAGAGCATGGTGCAAGCCCGGTGCTAGCACCAGACAAGCACAGTTCTTTCCCTGCTGATTCCCTCTCTCTTGATTCCGGATTCCTGATTCCTGATTCCCTCACTCCGTCGCAGGCTCCGGTGGTGCCCGAGGGCCTGTTCGCTTCGTTCTGGAAGCTCTACCCGCGCAAGGTCGGGAAGGACAAGGCCGAGAAGGCGTGGGCGAAGCTCAAGGTGAATCAGGCGCTGTACGACCTGATGGTCGCCGCTCTGGCCAAGCAGGTGCTGACACCTGACTGGACCAAGGAGCGGGGACAGTTCATCCCGCACCCTGCGACGTGGCTCAACGGCAAGCGCTGGCAGGACGAGATCCCTGACGTGCCAACCAACGTGCACCCGTTCCCCCAATCACGTCACACCGGCTTCGCCGAACGCGACTACACCGCCGGCCTGATCCCAAGAGGAGATGGCAGCTATGCGCTCTGAGCCAGTACAAGCCACTCCAGAACTGCCGCCGGGAACGCGCATCCAGCCGGCCGAGTGTGAAACCCACGGTGCCTACGAGCAGCGGGTCTTTCCTGTGCTGGGTCGGGAGCTGAAAAGCAACTGCCCTGAGTGCACTCGTATCTCCCGGGAGAAATCCGAGGCTGCCGAGCAGGCCAACAAGGCGATGGAACTGCGCATGGCCCTTGCTCGCAAGCTGGGCGATTCACTGATCCCGAAGCGCTTCACGACTCGAACCCTGGGCAACTACCAGGCCGAGAACGAAGGCCAGCGCAAAGCCCTCAGGTTCTGCCAGCACTACGTCCAGATCTTTGACGAGATCCTGAAGACCGGTCGCTGCATGGTGCTGATCGGCAAGCCCGGCACCGGGAAGACCCACCTCGGCGCCGGCATGTGCAACGAGCTGCTGCACAACACGTCGCGCACGGCCGTGTACCGCACTGTCGGCGCAATCCTTCAGGCGATCCGCTCCACGTACGACAAGCACAGCGAACGCAGCGAGGCCGAGATTTTGTCGAGCCTGATCGATCCCGATCTGCTGGTGCTGGACGAGGTAGGGGTGAGCAAGGAGCAGCCGAGCGACTTCGAGCTGACGACCTTGTTCGCAATCATCAACGGCCGGTACGAGCAAGAGCGCCCCACGGTGGTGATCTCCAACCTCGACGCCCACCAGCTGCCGGGCGCCATGGGCGAGCGCTGCGTCGACCGCCTGCGCGAGGGCGGAATGATCGTCGTGCCATTTGAGTGGGAATCACAGCGCGGCAAGGAGGGCTTCTGATGTCCAGTCAAACAAGTTGGGAACCTGACTTCGCCGCAGAAAGTGCGAAGTTTCGCAAGGATGCCGCTGAGAAGGGGATGTGCCTCGACACATACCCTGGTGGTGGCGGGTTTTTTGTCGATCAGCGAACCCAGCATGCATGGGCTGAATGGATTCGCCGGGTGGTAGCGGAGCATTGGACATGACCATCGACAAACAAAAACTCCAGAAGCTGCTGTGGAGCGAGGTCGCCGCGTGGAAGGCCAACTGCGCGGAGTGGAAGCGCAACACCGAGGCACTGCAAGAATTCCTCGGGGAGAAGACCGTGGAGGAGGTGGCGCTCGAGCTACTGGCGGAGAACGAGGCCCTGCGTGACGGCGCCAACTTCAGGTCGATTCAGTCCCTGCGCCAGGATTGCGAAGCGCTGCGCAAGGACGCCGAGAGGTATCGCTGGTTGCGCGAAAATGCACAACAGGATGTTGATGGTTGGGGGAACGAACTCCCGGTTCTTGTACACGCGATGGGCCACACCCCTGAGTGGAAGTCGCGTATTGACCAATCTATCGATGCGGGCATGACAGCGGCGGTGCAGCCATGACCGACAAGATCAGCGTCAACTGCCCGGCCAAGCTCTCCGAGGCAATCACCAAGCTCAACGCGATGTTCCGCGACAAGAAGTTCGTCGTGGTGTCCCTGCGCCCGGGCAAGGACCGCACGCTCGACCAAAACCGGCTGTGGTTCGCTATGTACAAACGCATCGCGGAGATGACCCAGATCGGCGATGAGGCCGACGCCCGCCGGTACTGCAAGCTGCACGTCGGCGTGCAGATCCTGCTGAACGAGGATGCCGGGTTTCAGGCGGAGTGGTACCGAGTCATGCGTCACCTCCCGTACGAGACAAAGCTGGCCATGATGGGCGGCTGCCATCTGTTCGGGCCGGATGGTTTCCCGGTGACCAGCCTCTTCAACCGCGCCCAAGGCATCGCCTACACCGATCGCATCGTCGCGCGCTTCGCTCCAGAGGGCGTGTACTTCGATGATCTGCTGAGCCAGGAGGCCGCATGACGATTGAACGGAAGCTGCCCAAGCCGAAGAAATGCCGCGTTGCTACTTGCAGGACCTCATTCGTCCCATCGCGGATGGGGCAGGCGGTATGCAGCCCGGCATGCGCACTGATCGATGCGCCGAAGAATCAGGACAAGGCCCGCAAAGCCATCGCCCAGCGCGACCGCCGTGAGATCAAGGTCCGCAAGGAGAAGCTGAAGAGCAGGGCGGCTCATGCCAAGGATACTCAGCAAGCTTTCAACGAATGGGTGCGATTACGTGACGCCGCTCTGCCATGCGTGAGCTGTGGTCGCCACCACGACGGCCAGTATCACGCTGGGCATTACCGCACGGTTGCCGCCAACCCGGAACTGCGCTTCGAGCCGCTGAACGTCCACAAGCAATGCGCTCCATGCAACAACCACAAATCCGGCGACATCCTGAATTACCGCATTGAGCTCTTGAAGCGAATTGGCGCCGAGGCGGTCGAGTGGCTGGAAGGGCCGCATGAGCCGAAGAAGTACACCGTCGAACAACTCAAGGCGATGACCGCCGATTACCGGGCCAAGACCCGCGAACTGAAGAGGGCTGCAGCATGATCTACCCAAGCGTTCTGAACGCAGTTGTCTCCGCCCTCGCGGCCGAGGCCATCGACAACACCAGCAAACAGGCATGGCAGAAGCTGTACAACTCTGCCGACGAGGAAGAGGGCGGTGACATGGCAACGTTGGTCCGCTCCCGTGGCGCTGACACCATCGACCGCACGCAAGTGGATTGCTGGGTATCCGCCCGGTTGCACAGTGCACTTGAGCAGAAGCACTGGGACGCGCTGGTGGCGAAGTACAGCACCCAAAAAGGTCGCAAGGTGCAGGCCATCTCCGCGTTGCAGGCCCTCATTAGGACCCCGGCGCCGAAGCTGTTCCTGTTCAAGGCGACCACTGCCTGGGCTATCCCGCAGTTAAAGGGTGCGCGGCCGAAGGTGGCCACGTCCGTATCCGTCGAGATACCGCTCGATGCGCCCGAGTGGCGCCGCGAAGCAGTGGTGAAGGCTGCGCTGGCAGCAGGCCAAGCCAAGGCGAAGAGAGACGAATCACGATCTGCCGATATGATCGTCCTGAAGGACAGCTTCTACGACATGAACACCTGGGACAATGACGGCACTCCGGAGTCGACGCGGCGTCGGTGGCGGCAGGATATCGGCAAGGCTGCTGATGACCTGGTGAACGAAGCCCTGGCGCACGCCGCCGACATTCTGGAGGGTGAAGGATTGCTGATTGAACGGGCAGCGTGATTGCCTGTTGACATCAGTGAGCGGATGAGCGAAATTAATCCCATCCTGTCATTCCTGCGCGTATCGAGGAGTGGCAAACCTTCTCCCTGGAGCAGCGGCACCACTTGTTGTGGCTGGAGTCGTAGCGGGCACCTTAGGTTTTCTAGCGTTGGTAGCTGTAAACCTGATGTATCTCAAGGTGCAAGAGCCGACCGTAGCGGCCTCGACTACGAAGGAGGATAACGAGATGGTGAAAAAAACCGATTTGGCGTTTCTGAACACGATTCAAAACACCGGTGCCGGTCTCGTCTCCAGCCTCATCATTGCCGGTCTGATTCGAGCCTAACGGCTCACCAAGCCCCGCCTAGTGCGGGGTTGTTTTTAAACCCGCCTAGTGCGGGTTTTTTATTGCCTCTAATTCACCTGTAGCCAGGACAGCCTTCGGGAGGCCTGGACGCCGTTGGCCGGTAGTGCGGCGCATCTGAAAAACACCGGCAGCCCGAGCACCCTGACCTCACCATTTGCTTCAGGGTGGCGCGAGACTGGATCAGCGAGATCGATGCATAGGGGCGTCGACGTTGGGAAGGTCTGTGGCGGACAGCGCGGAAAGACGCGCGCACTTATTTTCGCATTGACCGCTTTATCCTCATCCAGTCTTGATAGGCGGCCGTGCGGCAAGCGTCAGCGCAGGCCTTGGCTTGGGTAAACCGCACCCAAGCATCTGCATTGTCTCGATCATTTTGGATGATGTTGTAGGCGGCTTCGTCAAGTTGATCTGCTTTACGAAACAGCTCCGTGTTTGCATCAATCTGGTCATCCCATGAGTGTTCATCGGGTGGCCCAACGATTGCGTCAATCATTTTCTCAAACCTCCTCCCACGTGACGGCGGTAGTTTCCCGCCACTTCACGTCGGTGATGCCGAATCGTTCCGCCATTGGTTTTGAAAACCGTTTGAGAGGAGGTCGTCCCGGCTTGGGAATTGGAGCGATGCCGGCGTCACAGCTCGCCCATTGCCAAGCTTCCGCGTTGTTCATCAGTTTTGTTCGGATGACAAACGACATGGGTCTTCCGTGGAGCTTGTACTCAATAACAAAAATATTTACCTGACTCACGAGTACTGCTCCTTCTTGGCTCATGAATAAGTGATTTTTGCTGTTATAGAAAATTCAAAGAATTGTCTGACAATTTCTAATTTACTGATTTTGCTGAAATTTATATGAGCTTTATCTATACAAGACCTCTGAATTTGTAGAGGTTTTTTGTTTCCATCATGCACACGGAGTCGAGCGCATGGAGTATTTGCAGCGCCTGCTCGACAAGATCGACAGGTTTGAATTGCTGATCGCAGGACTGGTCGGCGCTGTCGTCGCGAGCTGGTGGCACAAGGACGATCTGGCCGACTGGCGCGCCTGGATGATCTTCCTCATCACCGGCATCGCTTGCTCGCTGTATCTGACGAGCATGGTCAGCACTTATCTGGGAGTGACCGAGCCGAAGATCGTCGCGGGCATTGGTTTCCTGCTGGGCACCTTCGGCGGATCGCTGCTCGCGGCTATCAACCGAGCCATCAAAGCCGCTGACCTCTGGGCGCTCATTCGCCAGCGGTTCGGGGGAGGCAACCCATGAATCTTGAACTGATCAACTCCATCGCCTGCGGCTTGATTGCCTTCTGGGCGACCTGGTGTGTTCTGAGCGGTCGAGTGCGGGACGGCGTCATCGGCAAGCTGATCTATTCGGCGATCGCCATCAGCGGTTTCGTTGTGATGAGTCGGGAGCAGAACATCTTCATGATGGGGCCGACCACTGCCGGGATCACGCTGCATGTTTCGCTGGCTCTGGCCGGCATGCGCCACATCTTCATGGTCATCTGGTGGCAGCGGGTGAAGGCCTGGTTGTGCCGGACGCTCAACTGTGAACACTGCCTGAGCTGTGACAAGGCGCCGGGCGGGATCGAACGGCGGGCCAAGTAGGTCGCGACACGTTTCGCGAATCAGCAAATTGTGTCGCGACACGCGACGAGGAGAGCAGCATGGATAACCAGCATAAGAAGATCACCGGCTACCGCGACCTGTCCCAGTCCGAAATCGACGGCATGAACTCGATCAAGGCTCTGGAATCCTACGCCGGCGAACTGTTCAAGCAGATAGGCCAGATTGAAGGCGTTGACCCACGACTGCTGGCATTGGCCAAGACCAATCTCCAGCAGGGCTTCATGTGGCTCGTTCGCTCGATCGCCAAACCCGCTGACCCATTCAGTTGATGGCGAAGCATCCTGGTTCTATTACAGCCAGGCGTCTCGATAGGTTGATTGAAAAATCTTCTGACAAGTACCCAAATCAACTTCAAGCATGAGCCCATCTTTGTGGGGGATGAAGACCGGCTTCCCCAGCACCTTTACGTGATGTGGCGTTCCAGGTGGGTGCTCGCGAACTTCAACGTGTTTCGGCAGATATCCAGCCTTTTCGAGACTTTCATGACAGAAAGCCGAATATTGAGCAGCTAAGGTTTGAGCTTCAGTGGTAACGCGACGGGTACCACTCAGAACAAAATCCGCCGCTACAAGATGTGCTGCATGCTGCGCTATTTCAGATCCATCGGTTAGCTGGGGCATCCGAGTGCTCCTTGTCAAAATCGGACCACACCAATACCGGCAACGCGCCACTATTTCAAGCTCAAGGTGATCTATGGACAGGCCATACCCTCCATCGTCACTGCTTGAGCTGTCCGAACTATCCGGTCTCGGCATTCGCCTGACACCGGCTCCGGATGTGTGGGAATGGCTTCAAGCCGAGATTCTCGCCGACACCGGCAGCATCCACAATCCAGACCACGCCCATCTGATCGATGCGGACATTCGTGTGATGTGGGCGTCTGCTGCCTTCACGAAGAAGGGGCGCTCAGTGGTGGGCCAAGCCGAGCAGGTAGCGTTCCGCGCCGGCGGCTGGCAGAAGGCCCGGATGGAACAGCAGATGCTGGATTGGTTTGGCGATGTGCCGGCCTACATCATCACCCTGGCAGCCGACTACTGCGCCCAGTGTTCTGATGCTGAGTTCTGTGCGCTGGTCGAACATGAGTTGTTCCATATCGCCCAGGCGAAGGATCAGTACGGCGCACCCAAGTTCACCCAAGACGGATTACCCAAGCTTGAGATGCGCGGACACGACGTTGAAGAGTTCGTCGGCGTGGTCCGCCGCTACGGTGCAAGCCCGGCAGTTCAAGAGCTGGTGGACGCTGCAAACAATCCTGCCGAGGTGGGGAAAATGAACATATCGAGGGCCTGCGGAACCTGTCTGCTCAAGTCGGCCTGATTCTGGACAGGCTCTGGACGGATGAAAAATCTATGGCAGCCCTTCAAAACGACGTGAAGGCCTTTATCGTTCAGGCCTTGGCGTGCTTCGACACGCCTTCACAGGTTGTTGAAGCCGTCCAAAAGGAATACGGGATATCGGTGACTCGCCAGCAGGTGGAGACGCACGATCCCACAAAGACATCAGGGAAAGGCCTGGCCAAGCGCTGGGTGACGATGTTTGAAGATGCCCGCAAGCGTTTCCGCGAAGAAACCGCCGAAATCCCGATCGCCAACCGAGCTTATCGCCTCCGCGCCATGAACCGGTTCGTCGAGAGGGCCGAGTCGATGAAGAACATCGGTCTGGCCATGCAGATCTTGGAGCAGGCCGCGAAGGAAGTCGGCGACGTCTACGTCAATCGGCACCGGAAGGATGAGCCTGACGACGAACCGGCAATCCCGACGCGCATTCAGGTTGACGTAGTGGATGCGAGGAAGCGGAATGCCGAGCCTTAACGTTCCGCAGTCGCAGTTCCTACTGTTGCCTCACAAGTTTCGCGCATTCGTTGCTGGGTTTGGCTCCGGAAAGACCTGGGTCGGATGCTCAGCACTGAGCAAGCATTTCATGGAGTGGCCCGGCGTCAATGCTGGCTACTTCGCCCCGACTTACCCGCAGATCCGCGACATCTTCTATCCCACGATGGAGGAGGTGGCCTACGACTGGGGGCTGAAGACCAAGATCAACCAGGCGAACCATGAGGTTCACATCTACAGCGGCCGGCAATATCGCGGCACTGTGATTTGCCGGTCGATGGAGAAGCCACAAACCATCGTCGGCTTCAAGATCGGTCACGCGTTGGTCGACGAGCTGGACGTGCTGACGTCGATCAAGGCGCAGCAGGCTTGGCGCAAGATCATTGCCCGGATGCGTTACAACATCCCCGGGCTGAAGAACGGCGTGGACGTAACTACGACGCCGGAAGGCTTCAAGTTCGTATTCCTCCAGTTCGTGAAGCAGCTACGCGATAAGCCGGCGCTGAAGGAGATGTACGGCCTGATCCAGGCCAGCACGTTCGACAACGAGTTGAACCTGCCTGACGACTACATCGCCTCGCTGATGGAGTCGTACCCCGAGCAACTGATCCGCGCGTACCTGAATGGTCAGTTCGTCAACCTGACGTCCGGATCGATCTATCACGCCTATGACCGCAAGCTGAACCAGTGTTTCGACACTGTGCAGCCTGGTGAACCGCTGTTCATCGGTATGGACTTCAACGTCGGCAAGATGGCGGCGATCACACACGTCAAACGTGATCAGGGCCTGCCGCGCGCCGTGGACGAGTTGATGGATGGCTACGACACGCCGGACATGATCCGCCGCATCAAGGAACGCTACTGGGAGCACACCGGCAACGACTTCAGAAAAACCTGCGAGATCCGGATCTACCCGGACGCCTCCGGCGATTCGCGCAAGTCGGTCAATGCCAGCCTCACCGATATCGCCATGCTGAAACAGGCGGGCTTCACGGTCATCGCCCCAGCGGCCAACCCACCGGTGAAGGACCGGATCAACGCCATGAACGCCATGTTCTGCAATGCGCAGGGCGAGCGGCGTTATCTGGTCAATCCATTCACCTGCCCGACATACGCCGACGGCCTGGAGCAGCAGATCTGGGCGCCAAACGGCGAGCCGGACAAGAGCCAAGGCAACGACCACGCCAACGACGGCGGCGGTTACTTCATTCACCGCGAGTACCCGATCGTTAAACCGGTCACCGCTATCAAAATGGGATACGCCCGATGAGCAACGACGTCTCCTTCAAGCGAGCGGACTACATCGAAGCGCTGAGTCGCTGGGCCACCGTGCGCGACGTGTGCGCAGGACAGCACCGCGTTGTCGATCGGCTGCCGTACATCAACGCTCACGACACGTCGCCTGAGAATAAGGATCGCAACAAGGCCTATCGCGAGCGGGCGGTGTTCAAGAACGCCACAGGCCATACCCGTAACGGACTGCTCGGCCTGGCCTTCCACAAAGACCCCACGCTGGCTGTTGCGAAGAAACTGGAGTACTTGCAGGACAACGCCAATGGCTCCGGCGTGAGCATCTACCAGCACTCGCAAGGCACACTGGAAAAGGTGCTTGAGGCTGGGCGGCATGGTCTGTACGTCGACTATCACCAAGACGCCGGCGCCGGTGGGCACTC